TCACAAATTGGCGGAGATGTTGTAGTAAATGAGTTATCGATCTTAACAAGACAAAACGTTAAAATTTCTTTGTTGGATTCATTCTTAGATTTTAATATAGACGAAAATGTATTTTCTGCATCTATTGTTGGCTCAGTAACTATTGGTGATATTGGCGGCGCAATTGAAAAATGGGAAATAGAAGGCGGAGAAACTATTACATTAAAAGTTTCTATGCCGGCAACGCAAGATGTTATTGTCTGGAGACAAGATTTTATTGTCAATAAAATTAGCAGATATGAAGTTGATGTTTCTAACTTAACAAAAAAATATACATTGTTTTTTTCATCAAGGTCTTTTGTAAACTCAACAAAAAAATTAATCTTCAAAAGTTACAAAAATACAAATATTAATGATGCTGTTGTGTCACTATTTAAAGAAATGTCGGATAACGATTTAGCGATAGAAGACCCAAAAGTAACATTGACTGCTCCGTTTGTGAGTACTGGAATTATGCCACATAGAGCAATTGAAGCATTGGCTGAACGTGCTTGTACTAAAAATAAATTTTATGTATTCTTTGAACGTTTTATTCCAGTAGTTGGTACATACCCAACCGGAGGAAAATTTGCATCATCACACTATTTCGGAAGCTATGAAAAGTTAATAGACGACTCCATCACTGGTGGCGTACACACATTACAGTTTAATCAAAATTCAGACGGAAGAGTTGAAGGTAAAAATATTCGTGTTTCAAAATTGACGTATAAAGAAAACTTCAACCATTTGGAATGTATGCTATTGGGCTTATACAATACTACAATAACTTCAATCGATCCAATTAAAAGAACGCATAATGTGGAAAAATTTGGTTATAAAAATAGAGAGACTGGCGATTTCTATGCCAATAAACTATTAGATGAACAAAACATTTTCAATACTTACGACAATAATAAAAATGAGATTCCAGGAAGACGTTTGATTTTATCGTCAATTAATGATACAATCAATAGAAAGAATTGGCTTTCCAATAATATTTTTGGACACTTATCTAAAAGCATGTTTAAACTAGAAGTTGACGTTCAAGGCGCAACCAATTCAATTGGTGTTGGACATGTTATCAATCTTATGATTCCTAGCGCATACGATAAACAATTAACTTTGAATTCTAGTGATCCACTACCAGATGGATATCATTCTGGCAAATATTTTGTATCTGGAGTTAAACATAGTTTATCTGGAACAAGTTACATAAAGAGATTAGAACTCACAAGAGGTTCTTCTCCCATAAACCTAAACCGATTAATACCAGTATCCCCATAAAGGCATTCGAAAATGAAACTCAAATTTTCAGAATATGTAGACTTAAAAGACTACAAAGCACATCAACTTGTAGAGAAACAAATTCTTTACAACAATGGCGCAAAGTATGGGCAGATTGTGTTTCTTGCTGGTGGTGCAGGTTCGGGTAAAGGCTTTGCAATCAAACACTTTATGCAAGGGTCTGAATTTAAAATACGTGACGTTGATGAATTAAAGATTGCATTTCAAAAGCTAGATGCACTTGGTAAATTCACGACTCAAAACTTGCTAGACAAGTATGGCGACAAGATTTCTGAAAAAGATAAAGAACTTATTCAGAGAGAATTGACTGACAAGAATTTAAAGATGGGACAATTGGATTTGAAAACTCCAACTCACGTTTACATCTTACACGTTCTTATTCGTGCGACTGACGTAAAGAACAAGACTTTAGACTTGATGCTTGCTGGCGCTGAAAAAGGACAATTGCCAAACATCATATTTGACAGCACATTCAAAGAAGTTTCCGACATGACAGATGTTTTGCCGAAACTGTTTGCCGCTGGATATGAGCCAAAGAACATTCACGTTTCATGGGTTCTGACTAATTATCAGATTGCCATCAAGAATAACAAATCAAGAGCAAGAGTTGTGCCAGAAGATATTTTACTTGCGACACATGCAGGTGCGGCACAGACTGTATATAACTTAGTGACAACAGCTATGCCGCCAAGCGTTCAAGGCGGTGTTTATGTCATTCTAAATAATCCAGAGAATACAATTTTTATTGTTGATCCGCAAACAGGTAAAGCATACAAAGATAAAAAAGGTAATCCGGTTATCAAAGACTTCAAATACTTGACACTTAAAGAACCAGGAAAACCTGCTAAGAAAGAACTTGATGTGAAAAAACAATTGCTGACTTGGATCAAAGATAATGTTCCTCCAGGTTCAGTAGACACATCAGAGTTAGACAAGCTATGAAAAAATTTAAAGAATTTATACAAGGCACTATTCTTTCACAAGAAGAGTGGGAAGAAGAAGTTTTTGGTCCAGAATTAATTGAGACACTCAAACAAGTGGATGGCAAATGGGCGTTAGTCTCAAAGAAGACAGGTAGACCATTGCGCTACTACAAAGGCGAAGGTAAGCCATCAGACGAATGGATTGCTCAACAAGAAAAAGAAATTCAATACTTTAAGAACATGGGATAATTGATGAGAAATTTTATTGGTCAAGATGGATTTGTTTGGTGGATTGGAATTGTTGAAGATATTGACGATCCATTGACGCTTGGCAGATGCAAAGTGAGATGCTTTGGATATCATCCAGCAAAGTCAACTAATTTAGTTCCGACTGCCGATTTACCTTGGGCACTATCTATTCACCCCTTAAATACTCCTAATCTATATGGAACACCTAGACTTGGCGATTGGGTCTTTGGATTTTTCTTAGACTCATTGTCTGCACAAGAACCAGCAATCTTAGGATATCTTCCAGCAATTCCAGAAGCGGCTTCAGAATACTTTGGTACTGCATCAAGTTTAACAAGAAACTTTGCAAGTGTTATTGATAAAAATGATGTTTTGTGGGAAGTAAACAATGCTAAGATTAGAATAGCAAATACAAGCAATGTAACAATACAATCTTCAAACACCATTACTATTAATGGCAATGATTTTTCAATTATGTCTTCTAACAATAGTGTTATAACTTCAACTAAAAATTTAACGTTGAACGGAAGCAATAATTTAATCTTTTCCGATAGTGCAAATACCACTACACTCAATGCATTGCTTTTGAGAATATCAACGATTGAAGATAGATTGAATACTCCAACGACTGCACTGGTGCCTAATACATCAATCACAGTCATAACAGATATCTAAAATCATAGGCTACACAGTAGTATAGCACTATGTCAAGCAAATGTCAACATTTTATAAGGAAATAATAATGACGAATCACGAAAACTTAGTAAATTTATTTGATGCATATCTTGCAGAGAACGATAAATTTCAAAGCAAAGGCAATAAAGCCGCAGGAACTAGAGCAAGAAAAGCATTAGCAGAACTTAGCAAAGCAACAAAAGAACGTAGAAAAGAAATTCAAGACGCTAAAACGGCAGAACAACCAACATAAATAAAAGAAAAAAATGGCAGATATCGCATTCTACAAAGACTTAGGTTTAGATTTCACCCCACATCCGGTGACGGGAGACGTTCGCCCTATAACAAATGAAGTTTCGATTAGAAGGTCTATAATGAACCTTATAAAAACCAAAAAAGGAAGTAGACCATTTAATCCTACATATGGATGCGATATCTCCAGTTATCTGTTTAGTTATGATCCTGGATTTTCAGAATATAACATAAAAGAAGAATTGACTAGAGCAATAACTCAGTTTGAACCTAGGGTTGTAGTGCAAGGAGTTGAACTTGCTTTTAGTGATGGTGGTGCTGGTATGGACATAAGAATCCAATATGTAATACGAAATGTTAATACACTTGACACTTTAGATGCAACAATAACAAGGACGGCATAATGGCCATAGATAACAATCTAAAAATCGATGAACTTAGTTTTGATGGAATTAAATCTAATTTTAAAAACTATTTAAAATCTCAAGACCAGTTTAGAGATTATAATTTTGATGGTGCAGGCATTTCTGTATTGCTAGACCTGCTTGCCTACAATACATACTACAACTCTTTCTACCTTAACATGGTAGCATCCGAATCTTTTCTCTCTACTGCACAAAAAAGAAATTCAGTTGTCAACTTAGCCAAGTCTTTAAACTATACACCAAGATCAACTACGTCTGCAAGCATCACAGGTACAGTTGCTTTAACTGTTACTGGTAGTCCAGCGTCAGTTTTAATTCCTGCATATACAGAATTTTCAGGAACTATTGAGGGAAAAACTTATACATTTTCTAACGTTGATTCAAAAACAATTTTCAATAGTTCTGGTGTTTATTCTGGAAGCCTTTTTCTAAAAGAAGGACAACTAATCAAGACAAGATATACAGTACTGACTTCAGATGCCGAACAGAAATTTTTAATACCTAATGCAAATATTGATACGTCAACATTAACTGTTTCGGTATTAAATTCTTCTTCAGATAGCACATCAAGAACATTTGTTCCGGCTGAAAATTTAGTAGAATTAAGCGTTACATCTCAAATATATTTTATAGAAGAAGTTGAAGATGGTCAG